AGATGAGATCGTAGGATAAACTGAACTAAAAAACATCTCTGCGATATTCGCTGGTACGAAAGCAAACTCATCAAGGAATATTATATTAAATGAACCTCCTCGAATAGCAGAACTTGAAGTTGCCGCTGCTACAATAGTTGATTTATTTTCTAACTCAATGTTACCTTTGTTCCAATTAATAATACCTTGTTGCATCCACTTTGGTAAGTTTTCATATGCAAGTTGAAGTCTTCCTAATATATCTCTCGCAGTAGAACTTTTGTTCGCTAGTATAGCGATGTTTGAATTTGGATTAAATAAAGCGTAATGTAAAAGATAAGAAATTGTTGTTGTTGATTTACCTGATTGTCTAGGTAGTTTACAAATAGTAAATCTATTATCGTGTATTGTTTGTACAATATTTTTTTGAAAGTCATACATCTTAAAAGGAACTAAACCTTCATCAAGCGATACAATTCGTACATAGTTTTCCATAAAGTAAATTGGATCGTTTGCACACTTTTGATATTCTACTATTTGTTCTTCAGTAAACTCAACAGGTGTGTTAACCTTTTTAAGATTTGGGTTTCCTAAGTATGCTTCCTGACTACTCATTTATGATTGCCTCTATATGAGTATACCCAAGTCTTTTCGCTTGTGTAACTCTTTGATTACCTTTCTCTACACTATATAGTTTTTCTTTATAGTGTTTACCTCCAGCACCATATCGTTGAGTAGGACTAATCTTATGTTTAAATACTTCAATAGGATTATTCATTATATCTTTTATATCTTCTACACCATCAGTTAATTTAGGATTATAATTTTCGTAATAAAGATTATAAGTTAAATCACTTATCTTTAGTGTCGTCTTTTTTGGGTGTGATGTTTTTGCTTTCAATATCTTCATCTTCTTTTTTCTTTTGTAACATCTTTTGTAATTCGTTTGTAGAACCTACAAATAAAGCGTTCTTTATATTTTGATTTGCTGTCTTTGGTAACTCTTTTAAATCTTTGAGTTTCTTTTGTAAGTCTTGTAACTTATCAACAGTTTGTCCTACTTGTCCTATCAATTGACCAGCGACTTCGTATGCTCTAGGGTGTTGTCCTTCTCTGGCTATGTCAAGTATTCCTTCTATCGCTTCTTGGCCTCGTTCTATTAAATTGTAGTAATTTTCTCTACTGTATTTGTAGTCGTTATCAACATCAGCCTTTTCGTTATCTTCTCTACGTGGAACTGCTGGTTTAAAGTCTTGTTTGACTATTTCTTTTTTAGGCTCAGGTTCATTGATACCTAATATTTCATTTACCTTATCTTCTAATTTTGACATAATATAATACTATTTATTCGTCACTATCAGTTGTTGTGACGTACTTCTTTCCATCTGTATGTGATGTAATTGTTGTAGTAAAACCAAAATCATCATCAGCGTCTGCGCTTGTTGGATTGGGAACTACTATAATTCTTTCTTCTCTTGCTTTGTTTGTTGTATCTGTGTCTGAATATAAATCAGTTTGTACTTCTTTAATAACCTTGGAAGTATTTGCTGGACCAAATAGATAAGTCTTCGCAGTAAAACCTAAAGTATATACTACGGCTCTTCTTTGTGAAAAATCACCACTATAACTATCTTCATATTGAACACTATTTAAAACTATTGGTACATCTCTTTTTATATTTAATTCAGGTATGGCATTTACAGTCACTGTATAATCAGGTTGAAAGAACGGTAATATTTGTTCAATAATTTGTAGTCCACCTTCTGCTGTTGCTGTAAATGAATATAGATTGTAAGATATATTATAAGGGACTGGTGTGTAATTATAATTTAATACTTTTCCGTCTGCACCTGTTTTAACAGTTTTGTATTTTTGTATTCTTGTTAACTTACGAGTACCATCATATGTAATACCTGTAATCTCAAAACCCATACGAGGTAAAGTAATAGAAAATTCTCTTTCATCTAAAGAGGGTTGTTGATCTAATCTAGTTAAAAATTTTTCTTTTGGAGCATATGCTAATGGAACTCTAATTGTTTGTACAACATTATCACTAGAGTCTTTTCTTTTAATTTGTATGTTATTAAAGATTTGACCAAATGCGATGGTCATTCTTCTCATACTTTCGTTATAAAAATATCTTCCAAACATCTAAAAATCTATATCTCCAAATGGATTACGTTCTGTGAAATCTATTATATCGTCTGCAGTTGACGCTGTATCAAAACCTGCTTCTGTATCTAAATCTAAATTATCAGCATATAATGATTGAGTTTGTATATTATAAGTTTCTAATAACATATAATTACTTTCACCATCTGCTGCATCGTTCTCTAATAATAAAGCGCCGTCTTCGTTTTCTAAACTAACTTGATGTGCTAATTGGTCTAATGTATATGTATCTTCTGCCGCATCAATATCAGTAACACCTGTATCTAATCTTTCTGATGAGTATTCCCAACGAGTACAAACTAATTTGTAAACTGGTAAATTACTTAATTGAAAAAATGGCTCTTGATCTTGTACAAATTTAATCTCAAAAAAACTATTCATTAAAGGCATATAAAGTATATCGCCTTCATTAGGTCTTCCTTCTTTTATTAAAGAAGTATTACTATCTACAACTTCATCAAATCTTCTTTTAGCAACCATAAAGGTTGTATCTTCTCTAATTTCTAAACCAAATTTGTTTATAATTTCTTGTTCACCAGCAAAACCTTCTGTGGTTTCCATATACATTTCAACCATATGTGCTGTACTAAATTTAGATAAAGAATCTTCACCTAATATAATATCTCTATTGATTAATGTTCTTGGAAGATAGTAAATATCTTGTCCGTAGATTTTCAAACCCTCTATGATTATATCTTCATAAAGTCTTTGTTCTTCGGAACTTCCTATGCCTTTACCTTGTTGAAAATAGTGGTTGACGGCCATAGCATTATCCTATCATCATTGCTGGATTTAATTCGTAACTTGATCTAATTTCTTGTTCTAGTTTTTCTATATCAGATAGAGCTTCTGAATATATTTGTTGACCATTTAATGATACGCCACCAATCATAGCGACCCCATTGAATTTAGATAAATTTGCGCCCCATTGTTTTTTAAATAATGAAGTCACATATCTTTTTAAATAAATGTCATTATAAACATCTGTGTATGTTTCAGGATCTAATTTTCTATAGCACTCTATGACCATATACTCACCAACAGCTAAATCGTTTTTCCAATCTTGGTCTATGTAAAGTCTATTATCGTGTTGATTAAATCTCAATGGTTTTTCACCAACCAATATATGGTCTAAAAAATCTAAATGTCTTAATACAACATCATAGTTGATAATAGATGTTGAAGAAAAATCATAAAGATCATTTAATCTTAATTGGTATCTTACATCAAATAAGTTTAGATTACCTTTATTAGAGTATGGAAATATATTAATTACAGATACAACACTTTCTGGCACTACGATAAAACCATTACCTTCTTTCCAAGAAGTAGTTACAGAATTTTTAGTAACTGATTCTGATGAATCAGCGTTTATTCTATCGTAATCAGCCTGTGTGTATTGATACTTTAAGTATGTTCTTCTTATACCATCATAGTGATATTGCGCAAAATATTGTAACGCCTCATCAATTCTATCTTCTAATTGGTCGTCATCAGCGTTAATTTCTATGACTGGTTTTCCGAGTGCTCTTAAAGCGTATTGTTTTAACTGTTCTCTAGTTGAAGGTGTTGCCATATAAAGGTCCTTTTAGACTATTTATATGATTAGAATATCAGAAATTAAAGTATTACTTTTTTAATTCTTCTATTTCTAATTTAAGTGCTTTAACTGCTTCAATCAATAAACAAGTTAATCTATCGTATTTAACTGCTTTGACACCATCTGGTCTTGTTGCAACGGCTTCTGGTAGAACTTGCTCAACGTCTTGGGCAATAACCCCAACGTCTTTTTTTCTAACAAAGTAACCATCTTCACCGCCTCTTTGGTCAATGTAAGATTGTTTCCAATTGAACAAAACTCCGTTTAATTTTTCAACGGCTTCTAGTGGGTTAGATATATTAGTTATATCTTCCTTAAGAGCAACGTCAGAAGAATAAAAAGCTGTTACATCATTTGTAGCTCTTATTTCTCCAGTTGTTCCTGAGGCTGCTGTACCTACACCAAAAGAGTCAAATTGTACATCATCATCTGTATCTAAATTTAAACTCGCTAATGTTGGTGTTGAAATTGTAGCAAAACTGAAACCCGCACTACCATCTGTTTTTAAGAATTGTCCTGCAGTTCCATCAGATATACCTAAGTTTGTCAATGCAAGAGAGATGTTAGCTGAACCATCAAATGATACACCTGCGATATTTCTAGCAGTTTCTAGTGCTGTGGCAGTTGCCGCATTACCTGAAGTATCTTGGTTACCACCTGTGTTTACACCTGGTAGGTTTATGTTACCTGTACCATCAAATGATACACCACCAATGTTTCTAGCAGTTGCTAGTGCTGTGGCAGTTGCTGCATTACCAGTACAAGAACCTGAACTTCCTGATGTGTTACCAGTCACGTTACCTGTTACGTTACCCTCAACGTTAGCAACTAATGTACCAGTTGTGATAGTTAAGTTACCTGTTGATGTGTTTGTAGCAGTTGTAGTACCTACTATAAATTTGTCAGCACTTTCGTCCCACGCCATAATAGCGTTATCACCTGTACTACCTCTTTCAATTAAGATACCAGAGTCATTTGCGTTTGAACCTGCACCAGAGTTTAATTCTAGTAAGTTATCTGATATTGTTGTGTTTGTAGATGCTACTGTTGTTGTAGTACCATTTACAGTTAGATTACCAGCAAGTGTTAAATCATTTGCTGCTATATCTCCACTACCTGTGATTGTTGGACTTGTTAAAGTTTTATTTGTTAATGTTTGTGTTGCTGTTAGACCTACTAATTCTTGAGCACCACCGGCAGTTGAACCGTCGTGTACTCTTAAAACGTCTTTTTGCGTATCCAAAGAAAGTTCACCAACAGCGCCAGTGAATGCATCATTTTGCGCAGTTGTGCCTCTTCTTAATTGTAATACTGTTGGCATTTTTCTTTTCTCCTAGTTTTCTTATTATTTATAATTTATATATAGGTGATTAACTAAAAGCACCTAAATCTAAAGTTTCTGTTGCACCAGCGGGATCCATTAAACTGTATACCGTTGATATTGTTTTTACACCGAAAGCGTCTGATACAGCTGTGAAAGGTGTTTCACCTCCCGCTAAATCTGTATTAGTTGCTCCTGGTATTGTTGTTTGTAAAGATTCATCATAATTAGATAACGAATCAGCGAATGAAAAATTACCAGATCCATCCGTTTTTAAAAATTGACCTGCATCACCATCGCTAAAATTAAATTTGGCAGTAATAGTTTTACCACTAACTGTTGTATCTATACCTAAACCACCAGCAACATTTAATACTTCACTAGCACCTAAACTTATTGATGCTTGAGTTGAACTTTCGTCAGAAACTAATAATGTAGTTGATATTGCTGCGGTTGAAGCATTTGTCAAACGACCTTGTGCGTCAACTGTAATAACTGGTATCGCTGTTGATGAACCATAAGATGCTGCCGTAACAGCAGTATCTGACAATTCACTCGGTCCTATATTTGTAATAGTGTTATTATCAGCGTTAATAGTTTTATTTGTTAAAGTCTGTGATGTACTTGTAAATAATGTATCTATTTGTGATAATGTTGCTCTACCCTCGGTACCACCATCAGATATTAAAATCTGATCGCCTGCTACTAGAGTTGAACCTGTTAAATCAGTTGCACCATCAATATTAACAATCGCTTCAACATTACCAAACTCTAACGCACTAGCGCCAGAATTGACTTTTAATACTTGACCAGCAGAACCAATTGATAATGAAGCCCCTAAACCACCATGCGTTAATCCTATGAACTCGCCTGATTGAAATTCAGCAAGACCAGTCGCATTGTTCGACCCATCGAATACTGTTCTTATTGGTGTTTTTACTGACATAATTTTTTTCTCCTTAGTATATTTATAATCTTTTTTCCCTAAAACTCAAATAATTGGAAGTTAGCTTGATTACTACCGTTTGCTCGAGTAAATGTTTGATTTTTTGTAAATACGGTAGATGTTGAACCACCTGAAAAAACGAAAGATGCCGCAGCACTCTCTAATCCACCCGCAGCTGTAAAAAATGATACCCTTCTAATAATAGTTCCTGCATCATCAGTAACGGCAACTTTATCACTACCAACTTTTGAATCAGATGGTAATGTAATAGCAGAACCATCACTAGATATAGTCGCACCTGCCAAGTCAATTGTATTACCTGACAAGTAAATATCTCTCCATCTTAAAGATGAAGTACCTAAATCATATGTAACGTTTGTATCAGGTACTAACGCCGTAGCAAATCTACCTGTTACTGTAATTGTATCACTTGTAGCGTTACCTAAAGTTATATTACCATTTAAAGTTGTTGTACCAGTAACTGCTAAATTTCCAGATGCTGTAACATTTGCTGCTCTAATATTAGAGTCTGTTATTGTTAAATCTCCTGTACTAGCCCCTGTAAATGATCCTGACCCAAATACAACTTCATCTGCAGATTCATCATATCCTAAGAAAATATTGTCATCATCACCTCTCTCAATAATAACACCAGCATCGCCTGACGCTGAACCTGTACGTCCATTTCCTAATTCAAATAATTGATCAGATACTACTGTGTTAGTTGATGAAACTGTTGTTGTTGTACCATTGACTGTTAAGTTACCTGTGATTGTTGCGTTACCACCAACGGATATATTGTTATTAAATGTCGCTGAACCAGCGTCTGACATATCTAAACTTAATGCTGTGATAGCAGAACCACCATCATTACCTTTAAATAATATA